AATGCATATTCCAAGTATGTTGGAGATAAGTCACTACCATCTGAACGTCAATTTAATAGAGTTGGCGATACAAGAATTCTTAATGCAGATTTAGCAAAACTTGCTAACTTTAGAAATTATTATAAAGAGGCTGGTAAGGCAGACGCATCTAGGCTTACTGGATCAGTTGGTAAGAGTAGTGCTATGAATGTTGCTGCTAAGGATGTAGCATCAAGAGCAGCAGTGTTTGGGTTAGGCCCTGCAGACATTGCAGCAAATATTAAGGCTGCTGCAGAACTTGCTGGCGTTAATGAAATTGATCTAAAGGGTAAGGTTAAAGAACTTCTTGTTGGCAAAAATGGCACAGATATCACAAAGGAACCGCTAAGTTTTGAGGCTAGAATTAAATATTTATCAGACAATAACAATAGCAACTTATCTGTTATTCAACGTAAAATTAATCAAATTGCTCGTCCAGAAATGCCAACAACTAATACTGGCTATGCAAATGCTTATGCAATGGCTTATGCACAACAAAAGTCACAAGAGACACAAATTAAAAATACAAAGTTTGCAACGGTATCATTAAACCAAGCAATGGAAGAACAGAAGAATTCTCTTGCAATATTAAATGCACAATACGCTGATGGCAAAATTACTGTTGACCAATATAATCAGGCATATGCAGCACAAATGACAAACTTTGAAAATATTAAAAAGGTAACAGATGATCTTATTGTTACACTAGATAAGTTTGATCCAAGTGGTAAAGCATCGGCTGCTGCTATCTCTGACCTTGCAGATCAGGCATTCGCATCATTAGAAAAAACTAATAAAAAACTTGCTGCTCTTCTTAAGAAAACAGTAACAAAGAGTCTTCCAAAAAATATTAAAACTGAAGTTATGATTGCGTATGCTCAAGGAAGTTTGCAGCCAGCAGACATTTTACAAATTGATGCATTGATGAGTGAGATGGCTGGAAAAACAGTTGAGCAAAAATTAAAATTTATTGCAGACTTAACTGGTGTTAAAGATTCTATTTTGAACATGCTTAAACTAAATGCAGCAATCGATGCACAAGTAAAAGCAGATGCCGCATATGCAGCAGCAAAAGAAAAGGGTGGCAAGGCTCTTGGTGGTTTTGCATATAGAGCAGCACAAGCAAAAAAGAACGTGGATGCATTAACTAAGGCAATTGAAGATGGAGGTAAGGTAAAGCCTGAAGGCAAAAACGGCACAGGAACTACGGGCATTAATGATGGCGGAGCAACCACAAACCCGTACTCATTTGTTGATGATCTTTTATTAAAATGGAAACAAGTTAAAAAGTCGTCAATAGATGCAACAAAGGGAGTAGATGGATTTATTGCTGCAATGAAGGGCAGCATGAATGGCTTTAATGGTATGGACGAAGTACTTCGTGGCGGTGGAGCAACAGAAGGATTTATTAATATTATTAATGGTCTAGATGCCAAAACACTAAAGAGTATTCAAAAGAGACTTTGGACAATCGGGGCAGATGGAAAGGTTATTTTTCAAGATCTTGGCCAGGCTATTCAAAAATTTACACAAAACATCGATCTTGGATCATTTGTAAATCAACAACAACAGATGTATGTTAATTCAGATAATCAGTTAAAGGCATACAACAAGTTAGCAGGTTCAGGCTTAAGCGCTTCAAAGATTATGGAAATTCTTGCAGATGACGCAACAACTGCTGCAGTTGCTTCAGCAGAAGTAGGTAGCACAAACTGGAATACATTCATTGCTGCTTCCAAAAAGGCAGATACCAATGTAAAGCAGTTGGCACAAAATATGAAACTTTTACAGTTCCAAGATGCACAAGCAAAAGAAACTCCTGCAGATGTAATGAATCAATATTTTGCTGCACAAGAAGCAATCATTAAACTTGAGTCACGTAATAAGTTTAAGGCTGATTATGGAGTAAGTCCAGAAGCCTATCAGCAAAAGATTGATGCAGCACAACTTGAAGCAGACAAAATACAAGAAACAATTGATAAAGAACAAAAAAAGATTGATGTAATCCAAGAAGAAAACGATTTATACAATAGAAAGTTAGACTTGCTCAGTCGAGAAGAAGATAAGATTAATCAAGCCTACGAAGACAGACAAAAGGCATTGGACACACAGATTTCTGCATTGGAAGATGTAAAGAAAATCAACGATCAACTTATTAATCAACAGAAGCAGCAAACTGATTTGGCTGGTGCTTTAAGTTCTGGTGACGTTGCTGCTGCTGCACGTATTGCACAGGAAATGAGAGCGTCATCATCTCAAAATTCACAGCAGGCACTCATTGATAATTTAGGTAAGCAAAAAAATGCTTTAGAGTTACAAAAAGAAAAAGATTTGGCTGCACTTCAGGTTGACATTAATGGAAAGAAGTTTACACGTATTCAACTTCAAGATATGATTTTAAAGAATGAAGATCTAATATATGAAATTGAGCAGGGATCATTAAAAACAGCACAAGACAAATTAACTAAGCAGCAAGATGAAATTAAGGGCATGCAAAAGATTATTGATAAATATAATCGAGATATGACAAATGCAATTGCAAATGTCACAAATGCTACTGGACAAACAAAGGCAGAGTGGGACACAGTACAAACAGCAGTTGAAACCGTTACAGAATGGCTTGGAGATGAACACATGCTTGGCATTATGGATGATGTTGCTGCTGGAGTATTAGACATCGAGGCTGCTTGGCAAAAGGTTATTGCAGCAATCAAAGAAGCAAACGCATTGGCTGCAGGAGGTTCAGGCTCAGGCGGAGGCGGTGGCGGAGGTAATGGCTGGGTTGACCCAGCAAAGAATCCAGAATTAACAACATTTACAAGCACACAGCAAAGCATTATTGATAAAGCATCAGATGCTGCAGCAAGTGCATTTGAAATTGGAAATGATGCTAAGGCAGAGCAGATTGCTGTACAAGCAATGAAGGATCTGGCAGCAGCACAAACTGTAGATGCTAATACTAAAATTGCTGGAACTCAACTAGGTTCTGCACAAGTTGTTATGGCCAGAAAGCAAATGTTAGGATACCTCAGTTCTGGTGGATTGGTGCCTAAGTATTTCTCAGTTGGAGGATTTGCAGCACGTGGATCAGATACTGTACCAGCAATGCTTACTCCTGGAGAATTTGTCATGAATAAGTATGCCGTACAGTCCCATGGCATCGATAAGATGAGAGCAATTAATTCTGGGGAATCAATAGGAAGTTCAATGTATAATTACAGTATAACTGTTAATGCTAAATCAGATGCAAACCCTGATGATATTGCAAGAACAGTTATGGCACAGATTAAGCAAGTAGATGCTCAAAAACTTAGAGGAGTAAGAAAATAATGGCAACTTCAGCATATATGCTTGGTAGAAAGCAATATAACAGACCACAAGCAATGCTATGGGCAGATAACCCTGGCACACTGGTAAATGGTTTGTACGTTCCTACAGGCTATGAAGTTGGTGGAGATACTGGGTCTGAGCAAGATACTTCTCTTTTTAATCAATTCTTAATTCTTTCAGATAACAATCGTGCACCTATTTCTGCAACTCCTATAAGAATTGAAAAACGTGAACGTATGATTAATGGCAGAATGAGATCTACTCATATTGCAGATAAATTAACAATTTCAACATCATGGAATTTATTGCCATCAAGAGCCTACTATATAAATCCAGCATTTGGTTTGGAAGATGGAAAATCAACAATGAGCAATAGCAGACTAATGGAGTACACAACTGACGGTGGTGCAGGTGGAGTTGAACTCTTAGACTGGTATGAAAAGCATAAGGGTTCATTTTGGGTATATCTTGCATATGACAAGTATTCTAATTTTGGCAAAGACGATAATGCTTATGGACATTTAGGACAGTATAATCAAATTGTTGAAATGTTTTTTACAGATTTTTCATATTCTGTAGAAAAAAGAGGAAGCAACAACTTTGATCTTTGGAACATCTCTGTTTCATTGGAAGAGGTATAATGTTTGTTAACGATGAACTTCAAACGTTTTTAGAAACTTCTTCTACTGTAAGAAGTCAATCCTCAGTCATTGCTGAATGGAATATGAATATTGCAACAAATATTCAACAAGTAGGTAATTATAGATACAGACCACTAGACGCATCTGGTTCAAAGTATAAAACCATACCATCAACATTTGACATTAACGATGCTGGAAACTATTATACAAATGCAACAGATGCAGATATAGTGATAGACGGAGGTTTTGATGATGCAGATGAACCCATTACCTTGCTTTCTAATAAAGAAAAAACCAAAATGCTTTATTCTTTGGAAGATTGCTTTAAAAGATTTAGACCAAGATCTGGTATTAATAAGATAAACTATTTTAACTCTAGACATATCCACCATGCCAATATTGATATGGCACAGCGACCAAGATATTATATGGCAGATAAGAATGATGTTTTTAAGTATTGGACTTCTTTTAGAACAGAAGATGGTACTGAGCGAGGAATTGCGAATCAACTTTCTAACGGTCAATATTTTATCGATGACGCAGCGCCATACGTTGTTTATAAAAAGGCTGTTCCGACAAACAGGGTTGTTGTAAAGATGCAAACTAATGTGGGATCACTTGACCTTGGCCCATTTACTGGTGCAACAGGTTCTATATCTGACCCATTATATGGAGCATCTAATCAAACCACACCAGTAAATTGGAAGGTTCAATCTTTAAATGAAAATAATAATTGGGTCGATCTTTTTACATTTAATGCAGCATCTAAAAGAAAAGATGGCACAAAGGTCATCAAGGAAGATGGATACGTAGAACTTGCTTATGGCTTAATCATACCTGATAGATATACAGATATTTTTATTAAAGCAGAAGAATTTAAGACAACTTTACTGTTACCAGAACAATCAATTAATGGCTATGCATATCTCATTAAAGAAAATGATACATCATTAGGTACATATTATATTTGGGTTGAAGATAAATATGAAACTTTTACTCCTAGATATGGATGGTATTTGCAGGAAGAGACTGTAGATAGACTAACTAACTTTGTAACAGATCTTACATCGCCAGATCAATACCTTAATACCTCAAATGGCAAAAATGAATATAGAGAATTTTCGTATATCAATGGTCTTAGAGTAGTTGTAACTACCATGAATAAAGTTGACTCTACATTAGACCTAATTGAACTATCCCCAAGATTATGCGTAGATCTTTCAGGTAAAACAATGGATTTTACTGTTACCAAAACTGCAGGGGATATTGGTACAAATGGCCTTCCAGTAGGACAACTATTAGCATCCACAGGTCAAATAACTATCTTTGATTACGATGATGCATTTAATCCAAATAACGAAAATAGCATTATTGCTAACTATGCCAATAATAACATTCAGATAAAGTTTTATGATGTCGTTATTGATGTAAATGGATATGATTATTTTATTCCAGTAAAGGTAATGTACTCTGAAGGTTTTCCACAACTAAATAATGCAAATAAAACAATATCTTTAACGCTCAGAGATATGTTCTTTTATCTAGAATCTATTACTGCTCCGCAAATATTGGTAACAGATGTTTCATTAAGTTATGCTATTTCATTACTTTTAGATGCTATTGGATACTCTAATTATGTATTTAAAAGAATTGCTAATGAGGCAGAACTTATTATTCCATACTTTTTTATTCCACCAGATAAAACCATTGCTGAAATATTAAATGACTTAGCAATTTCAAGTCAGACCGCAATGTTCTTTGACGAATATAATAATTTTGTCATGATGACCAAAGAATACTTAATGCCTACAACTGAACAAAGAGTAACAGATGCAACTCTATACGGATCGGATGGGATGTTCGATAATGGAGTTCAAGAAAATATGTCTACTTCAAAATTGGCAAATATTGTAGAAATTTCTTCTCAAGACAATTCCGTCTATAATGATGGCAAAATTAATTATACAACAAGGTATATTCAAAAAACTTTTGGATCATTACGACAGGCCAGCATGATTGATAAAGATATTAACTGGATCTATAAGCCAGTACTGCTTTGGGAAGCCGTAGGCGGAGATACTACAAAGTCATCTAATGATAATGTTACCTCACAATCAAGTTATGTTCTTGGTGCTATTCCACTAAACTCAACACTTACCGATGTAGTTCCATATGTTGCAAATAATCAAATTCAAAATAACACAATGGATTTGGGTGAAGGGGTCTATTGGCTTACAAGAAATTCTGGATACTTTTATGCAAACTCAGAAATCATTAAGTATGATGCTGTTCAATATAGTGTTAGTGGAGTAGGCAATGTTTGGATTACAAATGCACAAGAGTATCAGAATTATTTTTCTAAAATTAGTTTCAATGGAAAAATTTATCCAACAGGCTTAATCAGAATTTATGCAGAACCTAATTGGGACATAGTAAACGATAAGTATGTTTTGAGTAATGGTCCTGTAGCAAAACATGGTCGTGGGCAGTTTGGTACAAAACCAGTAACACATAATGCTGGCATTAATTCTTATTGGTATGATACAAATACTGTTCGTGGCTGCAGTATGAAATCACAATATCTCTTTAGTCTTAATGGACAATCTAATGCTTCAACACCATATGCTGTTGCAGCAGCAGGAGTTAATAATTCTTTAGCATCAAGATCAACAAGAAATGGTGTTATTAAGAATTTTCTTTCTAATACCTATATACCAGAAGCAGAAGTTAACGGTTATGTCTCTACCAAGCCTGGAACTATTCAGTCATCAGCATTAGTATTTGAGGGTCCGTCTTTTAGTACCACAGAAAAATCAGTTGACTTTTTATCATATGTCTATAAACCCTTGACTAATAAGTTTAAGCATTTTGGTACAAGAATGCGAATTGTTGGAAAAGTTGAAAACAATGAGACAAGAGGTCAGACTCCGTTAGGCAGTGTTACATATTATGTTGTTACTGGATCACAACCAAATCAGAATATTAATATTGGTGGCGGTTCTGGCGGTCTTGCTGTCATGATTAACCCAGAAACAAATAACGGATATTATTTTGAAATTGTTGCTCTTACAGAAAATAATATTAGCAGTTATACAAGTGCACCAGAAACTTTGCATAATATTTTATTTTATAAAGTAGGAAAAGATCCATCTTCTACAAGCGCAATTCCTATTAAGTTATGGGGTGGATTAACAAACATTTTAGTAGATGACGGAAAATTTACTGGACAATATCGTATGGTTGGTGAGCAAAATCCAACGGTATACGATCTTGCAGTAGAGTACCAAGATATAGGATCAATCAGAAGATTCTACCTATACATTAATAATAAGTTAATTACTACTGTAGACGATACAAACCCTCTACCAGTTTATAACAATATGGCATTATTTACAAGAGGCAATACAAGATGTATGTTTGAAAACATTTATGCTCTAACAAATAACTATGCTCAAAATACAACCTTTGCACTAGATACACCAACATTGTCAGCAATAGATGATTCAGAGATTTCTGCAAATGAATCATTTTCAAAGTATGCAATGAGTGGAATTGTTCAATCCACATATCTTTCTGGAATCAGTCCTTCTGAGCCACCAAAGTATAATATGTACTTTGAGGAGTTCGGAACAATAATGCGTGAGGCTGCATACTTTAATGTGAGATATGATAAGGCTTATCCAGCACTATACGCTAAGTTATCCCCAACCTTTAATAGAATTAAGGGGTATACCGTTTCTGGTTTCCGTGCAGGATCTTATGGTGCAGAGTTTTTGATTTTTAATGCAACAGATACTGCACTTAGTTTAGATGAAACAAGTGGCAATTATTTAAGAATTCAAGGCATTACATTTACACAGCAATCACAACATGAATTAACTGTGGATGACTACTATGATAAAACTGGTGATTTTACAAACCCAGAATTTGCTAATGTAGATTTTATTAAATCTCCTGCAAAGGCTTCGCAGCAATATGAAGACATTAAGATTAGCAGAATTACATATGGCAAAAAAGATTTTGTGCTAGATACGCCATATGTTCAAACTAAAGATACAGCAGAACATTTGCTTTCTTGGATTTTGGAAAAAGTATCAAAGCCAAGAAAGTCTGTTGGTCTTGTTGTATTTGGAATGCCAACATTGCAATTGGGAGATATAGTTAATATAGAGTATAAAAATGAAGAAGGAATTGATCAAATTAGCAGTGAGTCTACAAGGTATGTCGTGTATAATATTGAGTATGCTAAAAATGCTAGTGGTCCAACAATGTCTGTTTATTTAAGCGAGGTAGCATAATGGTAGATCCAGTACCAAGTACGCCAACGATTGTTGCCTCATCTTCGTCCAATGGTGTGAAGATACCAACTACAGATATCATCATGTACAACGATGAGTCCACCCCAATCGAAGTCATGTCCGATTTAATTTTTGAGGATATTGGTGGACAGGAGATAATTAATATTGCACGAAACGATTTGGTCAATGGTCAAAAAGTTATTTATCAACCAATCAAAAATCTTACCAGCCTTGCCTTTCAGTATAATCCACAAAATATTCTTGGATTACAGGATACGGCAGAAGCATATTTTAGAAAATTTTCTATAAAGTTAGAAAATACTATACCTGATGTTGGTACTGGTCCAAATGGTGAGACAGTGTATATAGATGCTGCTACAGGCAATCTTATTATAAATGTTATTAATCTTGGCACTGACGAACAGGTTGAGGTTGAAGTTTTAAAAACAGGGGCTGTATTTAATGATACAATATATGAGGTGGAATAATGATAACTAATATTGGTAAAAACATTTTAGCAAAATACTTAATTGGGCAAGCACCAGCATATGCCTCACACATTGCCATTGGTTGCGGAGCAAAGCCAGTAAATACAGACGCTGTGCTTGGAGATTATTCTGCTAAAAAGGCCTTAGATTTTGAGATGTTTAGAGTTCCAATTATTTCAAGGGGTTATGTTAATGAGGATGGAGTTGCTAAGATCGTATTGACAGCAGAACTACCAACAGAAGAAAGATATGAGATTTCTGAGGTTGGTGTTTATTCTGCGGGGGCAAACCCAATTGCTGGAGCATACGATAGTAAAACAATATATGCTTTTACTCAGGATGAAAACTGGCAGCATCACTATTATACAAACTACCCTGCGTCATCAGATACCGTTTCAGAGTCTATTCCAACTATTTATGAACCACTAGATGGATCCGATGATGACAATGTTATTCATCAAACCTATTCAGTATTTCAGACAAACGCAGATAATAAACTATTTACTAATCCAGACAGAGTTGCCAGATATGAAAGATGTAGATTTTTTAATAACGTTGTTATAATGGCTGGAGATTCTGGGAACCTAACAGTTGAAAATAATCACATAGTTGTTAATCCTGGCTCAAACCATATCCATTTAACTGGAGCCATATTAGATTTTAATAAAAATGCTCCAAAGGATGAATTAAAATTTGCATTTTCGGTTGCAAATAAAGATGGTCAATCTACAGCAAATCCAGATGCAATCAGAGTGCTGATTAACTTTTCATCAACTGATATATACGGTACTGGAGAATATGCAAAGTTTGAGGTTATGCTTAATGCAGCAGATTATGATTTTGCCAATAATAGATATTTTGTTGTGACAAAGAAACTAGAAGAACTTATTAAAAGTTCTGGGTTCACATGGGCTAACGTAGATGTTGTACAAATTTTTGCTTCTGTTATTGATAACGGAGAACCATCATCCGACTTTTATGTATGTATGGATGCTATTAGATTTGAAAATACAAATACTGCAAATTCATTATATGGACTAACAGGATATTCAGTTATTAAAAATACTAATGCTGCAACAATTGTAAAGATTGCAAACACAACCAACTTCCTTGAATTTAGATTTGCCATGGATGTGCAATAATGCCAACGCCAGATCCTGGGATAAAAAAGGTTATTGTTCCAAAAGAATCTTTGCCTGCAATTTTTGGATCTGAGCATAAATATGTTGTAAGATATAGAATCATCTCTGAAGATAAAAATAGATTTTCTCACTGGTCACAACAGTATAAAATTACTGCTCCAGCAACAAGTCAAATTAATTATTCTGTCATTGTGGAACAAGATGTAAATGTGGTTAGATTAGTTTGGGAAAATGTTACAAATATATCAGAATTTGATATTTATGTCAAGTGGGACAATGCAGATTGGGAATTTATTGGATCATCTACAACAAATAACTATACTGGTTTAATTAAAACTGGCACACCTAGATTTAAATTTGCCGTTCAAGTACCAACTTTTCCAAAACAAAGATTTACCAGCGCTACTCTATTTGAGACAGCGGTAACGGAACTTTAGTGGTATAATATAATAATGGCTAAAGTACCACTACCCGAAAGAGGACAACCACTGGATGTGTCCTATATCTATCAACTGGCAAATGCTGTAAACGAACTTTCTAGCCAGGTATCTCCAGCAGTATATAAGTATGTTACGGTAGACACTCCTGGAGTCGGAAAACAAAGCGTAAAGGCTTCTGAAGCACGTATTTTGGGTGGGTACATAGATGTTGTATCTAGCGCAACAAAATCAGCAGGAAACGAAGTTGCGTTTTCGTATGACTTCCCATCAGATTTTAAGTATGCCCCAGTTGCAACAGCAACACCAATTAACGTTGGTGGAACTGATGCTGGTAAAAACGTTACGGTTGTTTTAAAAACTATTACTACCTCAAAAGTCGAGGGTATTGTACGATTTAACGCAACTGGAGATCTATCAGTAGCAGTTAACCTGATTGTGATTGGTATACCTAATTAATGTTAAAATGTTCAAAATGTCATAAAAGAATGTTTATAGATAGAAGGTTTAGTGAACCAGGACATCTTGAAACATATTGTTTGGCTTGTGGATTTAGAAAGTTTTTTCATCCACCAGAGGATTCAGAAGAGGGACTATGGCTGTTAAAAAAGGAACAATTGAGAGCGAAGGCTACAATCACGCCCCTATAATTCCTGGTAATAAAAAGGTTTGGTTTCTTAATGGAGATCTTGTTAGGGTGCATCATTTAAATAAATCTAATGGAATTATGTCTGTTTATAATATTACAAAAGGACAGATAGAAAGTTGTTTAATTAGTGATTTTAAAAACAAAAGAGAAAAGGCATACACAGTTGGAGAAACTGCAGAGTTGGTGAATAGACATAAAAAATATATGCCAAGTTTAATGAAACGTGGAATTATTCCTTTTCCAACGGGATCACAAAAAGGTGGAGCAAGAGGATTTCGTGTAAGATCATATTACTCGCAATCGCAAGTTTATGAGATACGTGATATACTTGCTACATACCATATTGGTAGACCACGAAATGACAAATTAATAACAAATGATATTACGCCTTCACGTCAGGAGTTGACAAGACGAATGGGAGAGGGTATACTTACATATACGAGAACTGAAGACGGTAGATTTATTCCTGTGTGGTCTGAGTCTATCTAAACTAGAAGGGTATGAAATGGAAAACGAAACAACAAAGGTTAATGTAACTTTGGGCTATACGCTCAATCTTGGAAACTTTCAATCACTACGGCTGGATCTTGGAGTAACAGATTCTAAGCGTGATGGAGAAAATACAGAGCAGGCTTTTGAGCGAGTCTATAAGTTTGTTGAAGACAAACTAACTGAAAAAATTAACGAAGCCAAGGCAGAACTTAACGAATAATGGCAGAGCGCAAAGACCGAATGGCTTTGCTTTCTCGTTATAGCAAATACCATACTGCAAAGTATGAGCAAAAGCCATCGTTAAATTTAAACGTAGAGCAGTGGGCAGCGGATGCCCTTATAGAATCATATGGTATGCCCCAGTGCTATAATTTATTAGAATACTATTTTAGTATTGCTCAGTCTCCATCTTGGAATTATTTTTCTTACAATGCAGAAAAAATACTACAAGCAAAACTAGAAAAAGAAAAAGATCTTGAAGAACGAGAACAGCGTAGGAAAAAGGCAAAGGAGTGGTTAAGTGAATAATACAGAAGCAAAGGTACTCTCCGCAGTCTTAAGCGATAAGCAAGTCCACGTATTGCTTCAGGCAAATGTCGATAATCTTTTAAGAACGCATAACGACGTTTGGGAATTTATTCGTAACTATTTTGAACATAATAGTGCTGTTCCACCAGTCTCACTTGTTGTAGAAAGGTTCCGTGATTTTCATCCAGTTGAAGGTGTAGGGGCAACCAAGCACCACCTTGAAGAGTTACAAACAGAATATCTTACAGACAACCTAAAGGATATTCTTCGTGGTGCAGCAGGCGACATTCAGTCTGGTAATGGAACAAAAGCATTAGATAATCTTATTACACAAACCTCAGAACTTAAAAAGAATACTTCTGCAATTCGAGATATTGATGTAACTGATATCGAATCAGCAATTGCATATTACGAACAACTAAAAGCACAGCAGGCTGCTGGACATATTGGCATTAAAACAAATTTGCCAGGTTTTGATAACTATCTTCCTGCAGGAATTATGCCTGGACAATTAGGAGTATTTCTTGCATATCCTGGAATTGGTAAATCATGGATGGCTTTATATTTTGCTGTTCAGGCATGGAAGCAAGGTAAATCACCACTAGTAATTTCTCTTGAAATGAGCGAAACAGAAGTTCGCAATCGTGTATTTACAATTATGGGCGAAGGTCTTTGGTCACATCGAAAACTATCTAGTGGAGATGTAGAATTAGACACACTTAAGATGTGGCATTCAAAGCATTTACAAGGCAAGCCAGAATTTCACATTATCTCTAATGATAATGGTGGTGAGATCAATCCTTCAGTTCTTCGTGGTAAGATTGATCAATATAAGCCAGACTTCGTTATTGTTGACTACCTACAATTGATGAGTCCAAACCAAAAGTCGGATAATGAAACGGTACGAATGAAGAATCTTTCACGAGAACTTAAACTTATGGCTATTGGAGAAGAAGTGCCAATTATTGCTATTTCTTCTGCTACCCCAGATGACTCTAATGATTTATCTGCTGTGCCAACACTGGGTCAAACAGCGTGGTCTAAGCAAATTGCTTACGATGCTGACTGGGTAATTGCTTTAGGTAGAGCAACAAACAGCGACATTATTGAGTGTGCCTTTAGAAAGAACCGTAATGGATTTATGGGAGACTTCTTGGTAGAGGTTGACTTTGACAAAGGATACTACAGGTATAAAGATTTTGAAGATAAGTAGGTATAATATGGTATGGAAAATTTTCACCATAAGACAATTAAGAGGTTTAATCTCAGCGGGATTATCCAAGATGAAGCGTCTTTGGGAAGACTCAAGCAAGAATATATTAGGTTACTTACATCAGAAATGCGTATTTCTGGGTACGTACCAAGAATTGACATTGATCCAGATTTTACGATAGACTATAACGAACAGAAACAATATTTTGAATTTGAGATATCATTACATGGAGTATATGCAGGGAAAAGGAAAAGCGAATGGATACTAGGGATAGACGTAAACAAACCAATTTATACACAAAAGAGCAGATCCAAAGAGTTATCACTGGAGCGGGAGTAACTATCGAGTCTGAGGTTGACTCAGATTATATTATATTTTGTCCTTTTCATAATAATACAAGAACTCCTGCTGGAGAAATTGATAAAAACAATGGTACATTTTTTTGTTTTTCCTGTCACAAAATTGCAGACCTCATAGAATTTATTATGCACATGACTGGTCGCACATATTTTGAATCAATTAGATTTATTAAAAGCAAAGAGGTCGAGGGCAACCTTGAGCAAGACATCAATAAAGCCCTTTATGTCAAGCCAGAGTTTGTTCCATTTGACGAACTAATCATTAAAAGACTTAATAATAATCTAATAGCGTCCGAAAGGGCAAAAGAATATTTTAACTACAGAAAGATCAATCAGTCTTCATGGAATAAGTTTGCTTTGGGATACTCTGAAAAACAAGATATGGTAACAGTTCCTGTACATAGTCCAGACGGAATGCCAATCGGTTTTGTTGGTAGATCAATCGAAGGTAAAGAATTTAAAAATACTCCAGGACTTCCTAAAAGTAAAACATTGTTTAATTTAAACAGAGTTAAAACATCTAGTCGTGTTTATGTAGTTGAGTCTTCATTTGATGCGATTAGACTTGACCAGGTTGGTTTTTCTGCAGTAGCAACCCTTGGTGCTACACTATCAAATGCACAAATAGATTTGCTTCAAAAGTATTTTAATGATATCATTGTCATTGCGGATAATGATGAAGCAGGCGGAAATATGAAAGACAGGATTATGGAAAAACTTGGCTCTCGTGTTTCTGTAATACAACTAGATAAAAAATATAAAGACATTGGAGACATGGACGACGATGCAATCAAAAACCTTGAGTTTAGATTTGACAAGTCTATTGCCTCTATGCTAAACTAAGATAACAACACAAAGGAGAAAACTATGAGCGTAATTAAGGGACTCAAAGATATCAATGCCCTGCTCGATAAGCCAAAATATGAAAGCACAGGACAAAAGGTCCGTTGGGTTAAGTTAGCCGATGGACAATCTGCAAAGGTTCGCTTTGTAGAAGAACTAGATTCTGACTCAGCAAACTATTCAGAAGAACGAGGATTGTCTGTAGTAGTTTCAGAACATACCAATCCAAAAGATTATAAGCGTAAGGCTGCATGTACAATTGAATCCGAAGGTCGTTGCTTCGGTTGTGAAATGGCACGTAAGGAACCAAAGTCTGGCTGGAGAGCACGTCTTCGTTTCTACTGCAACGTTCTGATTAATGATGGTCTGGAAGATCCATATATTGCAGTATGGTCTCAGGGTATCAGTAAGCAATCAGCATTTAATAATATTCGTGAATACGCACTTGATACTGGAAGCATCTCAAACCTAGAGTGGAAGTTAAAGCGTAATGGTCAGGGAACTGAAACCAATTACACACTACTTCCAACTAAGCCAGATGCAGAGCCTTTCAAGTGGGATGGTCTCGAATTCTTCAACCTAGAAAAGGTTGTTCGTGAAGTTCCTTATCCAGAGCAGGAAGCATTCTACTTTGGGTTTGACACTCCATCTGTTACTAGCACCAATATCGACTGGTAACGATGCAATACGTAGGCTTACACGTCCATACCCACTACTCACTATACGATGGCATAGCGACTCCACAGGAGTACGTAGATCGTGCACTTTCACTTGGGATGCCAGCAATAGCGATTACTGACCATGGTTCTCTTTCAGGACACCGTGAGATGTATCGTGAGGCACGATCAAAGGGTATAAAGCCTATACTTGGCGTAGAAGGATATATGTGTGAAGATCGTTTTGATAGACGTGACAAAAACGATAGAACAGAACCACTCGATATGGTTTACAATCACATTGTTATCCTTGCCAAGAACAAAAAAGGTTTGGAGAACCTTAACAAACTAAACGAGATCGCTTGGACAGAAGGCTTTTTCAAGAAGCCAAGAATTGACTTTGAAGTCCTTGAAAAATATTCTGAAGGACTTATTGTCTCTTCTGCCTGTCCAAGCGGTGTTCTCGCCAAAGCCATTGAGCATGGAGAACTTGCTACAGCAAAAAAGCATATTGAATGGTTTAAAAGAGTTTTCAAAGATGACTACTATGTAGAAGTAATGCCACACAATGCTAAAGAAATCAATGAAACTTTAATAGCCTTGGCAGATGAATATAGGATAAAAGTTATTGTGACACCAGACTGTCACCATGTTGATTCATCTCAAAAAGAAATTCAAGAGTTAAAACTTATTATGAATACTTACAGTAATAAGACCTTGAAAGATACAACATATGATAAATCTTTAAAGCACAAATCTATGATGGACAGGTTAGATTATCTTTATGGCGCAGATCGCCAAATGTCATTTAATAAGTTTGACATTCATCTTCTGTCCTATCAAGAAATTAAGGCTGCCATGGAAAAGCAGGGAATTTATCGAGAAGATATTTATAGCAACACAATAGAGGTTGCAGATAAGATTAAAGATTATGATATTAAAGATCATCTAGATTTACTTCCAGTGCAATACCAGGATCCTGATAAAGAATTGAGAGAACTTGCTTTTGCTGGATTAGAATCAAAGCGCCTTACATCTTCTTGGTTGGGTAATGATAAATATGAATTAAGATTAGAAGAAGAACTTGAAGTAATCAGGGATAAAAAGTTTGGTCCTTACTTTCTTGTTGTTCGCAGTATGATTAACTGGGCTAAAAAAGAAGGCATTATGGTTGGTCCAGGTCGTGGATCTGCTGCAGGATCATTACTATGCTATGCATTAGGCATCACCGATGTTGACCCAATTCAGCATGGATTATTGTTTTTCCGTTTTATTAATCCAGAACGAAATGACTTTCCAGATATTGATACAGATATTCAGGATTCAAGACGTGAAGAGGTAAAAGATTATTTAGTTCGTCAATATAAACATGTTGCTTCTATTGCTACATTCCTTTCTTTTAAAGACAAAGGTGTTGTACGAGATATTGCACGTGTCTTAAGCATACCGCTTTCTGACGTAAATAAAGTATTAAAGATGGTGGATACTTGGGATGAATATTGTTCATCAAAAACCACAGCGTGGTTTAGAGAAAAGTATCCAGAAGTAGAAGAATATGGAGAACAATTACGTGGTCGTATTAGAGGTACTGGCATACACGCTGCTGGTGTTGTCACTAGTAAACATCCTATTTTTAAATACGCACCAATGGAGACACGCACTTCTCCTGGAAGTGATGATCGTATTCCTGTTGTTGCGGTGGATATGGAAGAGGCTGAAAAAATTGGTCTCATCAAAATCGACGCCCTTGGACTTAAAACATTAAGTGTTCTTAAAGATGCTCTCAGTATAATTGAAGAACGAGAAGGCAAGTTAATCGATCTTTTAAAAATTGATATGGATGATAAAAATGTATATCAAATGCTTTCTGACGGATATACAAAGGGAGTTTTTCAGTGTGAAGCAACACCTTATACCAATCTATTAATTAAGATGGGTGTGAAAAACTTATCTGAACTTGCAGCATCAAACGCATTGGTTCGTCCAGGAGCAATGAATACAATTGGTAAAGATTACATTGAACGTAAACATGGTCGTCAAAATATTGACTATAGACACCAAGTGCTCAAACCTTTTACAGAGGAAACGTACGGCTGCATTTTATATCAGGAACAGGTTATGCAGGCTTGCGTTGAACTTGGTGGCATGTCAATGTCTGAGGCTGATAAGGTTCGTAAGATTATTGGAAAGAAGAAAGATGCAAAAGAGTTTGATGTTTTTAAAGACAAGTTTATTGAAGGTGCTTCCCGTTTTGTTGCTCCTAATCATGCTCGTGATCTGTGGTCTGACTTTGAAGCGCATGCAGGATACAGTTTCAATAAATCCCACGCCGTTGCCTACTCCACTTTATCATACTGGACAGCATGGCTGAAATACCACTACCCGCTTGAGTTTATGTACTCACTATTAAAGAATGAAAAGGATAAAGATGCGAGAACTGAATATCTTATTGAGGCAAAAAGAATGGGGATTAGCATTAAACTTCCTCACATTAATGATTCAGATATTGACTTTAAAATTGAAGGCAAGGGTATTAGGTTTGGCCTTACCGCTATTAAGTATATTTCCGACAAGATTGCAGAACGTTACATTTCGGCAAGACCCTTTAATTCGTATGCTGAACTGGAGACGTTTACTTTTACAAAAGGAAATGGAGTTAACTCTCGTGCTCTTCAATCATTACGAGTCACTGGTGCAGCAACATTCCTAGATAATCCACGCAATGATAATGAAATTAAAGAAAACCTGTATGAGTATTTAAATCTCCCAGAGTTTAATTTAACAGTACCATCACATTACCATGCGTTCATTACTCAGGCAGAAGATTATGAAGAAAAGGGTTCCTTTATTATGATGGGGATGATCAAGGGTATTAAACGTGGTACTGGTTGGTCACGAGTAGAGTTACTAGATAAAACTGGTAGCGTAGGTATTTTTGATGAAGAACAAACTACCATTGAGGCTGGAAAAACATATTTGCTTCTTGCAAATGATAATCGAATTGTTTCAGCAGTACCTATTGAAGAACTCAAAACATCTGGAAGCGCACTTGTAAAGTTTTTAAATTATCGTATGCTACCATATAAAGATGATGAGATGTTTGTAGTTTCCTTTAAGCCAAGAGTGACTAAGGCTGGAAAGAAAATGGCATCACTTACAGTTGCGGATGCTTCACGAGATTTGCATGCAGTTACAGTTTTCCCAACAGCATTTGCAAAAGCATACATGAAAATTGAAGAGGGAAATGTTTATAAATTTACTTTTGGTAAAACAAAAGATGGAACAGTTATATTGGAGGATATAAATGCTTGATGATCTAGCAGAACAGTTACACACAACAGCAGTTGAAAAGGGCTTTTGGCCACAAGAGACTGATGATATTTTTATTGCAAAGCAGTGCATGATGATTGTGTCAGAGGTGACAGAACTTATGGAGGCAATCCGCAAAGATAAGGGTGAAGAAGAAATTGCGTTTGAAACGGCAGATATCTTTATTCGTACCCTAGACCTATATGCGGGGCTTGTGGAGTCAGGGTATACAACAATTTCACTTGACTATGCATTGCAAGAAAAAGCAAATATTAATAAAGATCGTCCACAGAAGCATGGGGTAAGATTCTAATGTCAGTTACAGTTGAAGAGGTATTGGCACAACTTAATCCAAAGTTACGTAAAAGCATCATGTCTGGCGATGCCGTTCCAAAGACAGAATATGCTCAAACTCCTAGTGTTGGCTTAAATCGTGCTCTTAATGGAGGATTGCCATATGGCAGACAAGTTCTTATTTGGGGTTCTAAGTCATCTGCTAAGTCATCTATGTGTTTACAAACAATTGCTTTGGCACAACAAGAGGGCAAGGTTTGTGCTTGGATCGATGCCGAAATGTCATATGACAAAATGTGGGCAGAAAGTCTTGGCGTAGATACCTCAAAACTAATTGTTTCTACTGTTAGAACAATTAATGAAATGGTAGATGTGGGTGTACAATTAATGGAGGCAGGGGTAGACTTGATTGTCGTAGACTCTATTACATCATTGCTTCCTGCAATTTATTTTGAGAAGGATTCGGATGAACTTAAGCAACTTGAGAATACCAAGCAAATTGGTGCAGAATCGAGAGACTTTAGCAATGCATGGAAGATGCTTAATTATGCTAACAATAAGGTTAAGCCTACTTTGCTTGTGCTTATTAGCCAGTCTCGCAATAACATTAGTGCTATGTATACTAGCCAGCAGCCTACTGGTGGTCAGGCTACTAAGTTTTATTCCTCTACAGTTATTAAATTATTTTCGTCAGAGTCGGACAATCAAGCATTGAAAGGAAAAATCCATGTTGGTGACAAACTTATTGAGGAAAAAGTTGGTAGAAAAGTACGATGGGAACTCCAGTTTTCCAAAACTTCTCCTGCTTTTCAGTCTGGTGAGTATGATTTCTATTTTAGAGGTGATTCTCTTGGGGTTGACTCTATCGGTGATCTTTGTGACACTGCTGAATCATTGGGCATCATAAATAGAACTGGTGCTTGGTATCAGTTGGAAGATGGCACAAAGATTCAGGGTAGGGAATCGTTTATTGCAAGAGTACGAGAGGACCTTGATCTACAAGATATGATTAAGAATAAACTTAATGGCTAGTTATACTGTTTATGAAGGCCAATTTCCATGCCATACCTGTAAAGAGGTAGTAAGAACATTAAGGTGTTATGGCGATACACAAGAAGTAACCTGGATGTGTAAAAGCAAGCATCTAAGTAAAGTATCTTTTGCTAGAAGAAAGAAAAAAGATTATGAAGATGGGGATAGTGTATAATCAATACTATGAATGATTATTTTAATGCAGATACTTTTCCAGAATATATTAAACTTATAGAAAGTCAGGAATATGTTCCAGGCCAAGATTTTGATGCTCAAGTTTATCATAATCTATTTTCAGAAGAGGAATGGCTTTATGTAAAGCAGCAGTTTGATAACTGCCCAGATGACTCCGTTGATGTGCAAGGATATGCTGGACTTGGAACACTAAATGTAACTTTATTAAATGAAAAAGATCTTTTAGCAAAAATTGAACGTATTGCTAGTGATGCTATTGGTGAAGAGGTAGAGGTTTTAGAGTACGGTGGAACAAGATATAGTCCACGGTTTGGATGGTACCCAAAATTAGGTCCCCACTATGATGCCAGACCAGTTGAAATATTTGTATTTGATTATCATGTTCAGTCAGATGAGGACTGGGGAGTTTTCATAGATGGGAAAAAATTTAATTTTTACAATAACGATGCTTTGTTGTTTTCTGGTACTGGCAGAGTTCATTGGAGAGAACAACTTAGATTAAAGGAAAACTCAAATGTAGATTTAATATTTTTTTGGTTACAACATAAAACGCCAAAGCCAATCTCTAAGCAACATGTTGAAATCATGAGAGAACGAGCATCTTTAATCATTGGAAATATAGACCCTATGCCGTCATTGAAGATATCCCAATGGTGGGAGCCAGTACAAATTTCCGATAACATTAAAAAATTTCCAGATTTTAAAAAAATTAGTACAGACAATCTAAATCCACTTACTCACAATACTATTTATCGAGACATTGTAAACAATGACATTGTAAGCAATTTTTATAAAGATTATGCCGTAAGTACAGAACTACAAAATAAAATAATTAATTTTATGACACACATTCATGCAGAGTCAAAAATTAAATTTTTAGATAGTTATTTTGTTAAGTACCATAAAAATTTAAATAATTTTATGCCAGATTATAATGCTCAAGAAAAAGATATCGTTAGTCTTGCTGTGAAACTCGATTCAAACGTTAATATGCCAATAATTATTAATGAAAAGGTTTTTAATCTTAATAAATTTCATGCGCTTAGTTTATCTCATACCAATCAAAATTGTGTTGCGGATGTTTCTAATTTTAATGATAATGAATATTGCGATGTCTTATTTTTTAATTTTACTTTAGAGGATAACAATGACTGAAAAAAATGAAAGCAAAAGAATTAATGCCAAGCAACATAAAAACTCTGGAAGAAATACTAAAAAGGGTGATGCAACATGGAAAAATTTTACTGTTGATTTTAAGGAATGCTCTAAATCCTTTACATTGAATAAAGATGTTTGGGCAAAAGCAGTTACAGATGCAATTAAAAACAATAATGATCCTATGGTATTAGTAGTTTTAGGTGAGGGAAATTCTAAGGTCAGATTGGCAGTTACTGAGTTTGAGATTATTGAGCAAATAATGGACGGTATGGTATAATAATAAAATGACTAATCCAGAACAACTTCAAAGAAGCGCAGACTACCAAGCCGTCGTTGATGCCACAGAGCCACTGGAAGATCAAGATTTTAACCCAGTAATTGTCGATAATGTATTTACAGAAGAACAAATTGCACATATCTATGCTGTAATTCAGGCTGCACCATTATCTCATTTAAAGGTTGCACCATGGGGAGGTCAATGTTCTTGGCAACAAACTCAGTTTAGAAAAGACATCATTGACAGAGTAAATGAAATTGGATTGCAAGTGCTTGGAGATAAGGCTAGGCTGCAAAATGATTATTCATTTGTTAGATACAGTGAGGAGTATGGGTACAAGCCAAAACTATTCCCACACCAAGATAAAAGAGAAAAGCCAAGATTTTTATTAGACATACAGTTACGTGCAGATGAGCCATGGGGAATTGTTGTTGAAGAAACAACATATCATTTACAAAATAATCAGGGTGTATTTTTTTCTGGTACTAATCAGCAGCACTGGAGAGAAAAGAAAGAGGTTAGTCCACACTCTAGAATTGATATGTTATTTTGCAATTTTGAATTCACTGACGGAAGAGAATTTGAAGACCACTATGATCAAACAGCATTAAAAAGATCAATATTTTTAAGACAAAAGTATAAGTTAGAAGACAATCCACTAATAGCAGATAGGAAAATAAATGAACTACTTTGAAACACCAAATACAATTGTAGAAAATGTATTTACTCAAGATGAAATAAATCAAATCTACCAAGCAGTTGGAAACAATTCTGGTGGAGAGTTTATACAGCCACACGCTCAAGCAAACACTTTTATTAAGTTGCCAGATGCGATTGTTGCAAAAATTGAAAGCAAAGCAAGAGAGATTTCTGGAAATCCCAACCTTGTATTAACAGAATATTGTCATTCAAGGTACCAGAATGTTACCAGCAATTGCGGTAGATTTCATTTTAAACCTTCATTGTTCGCACACTTCGATGAAACTTTTAAGGAACCAAGATTCACATTTGATGTTCAACTCAATGCAAATGTTGAGTGGCCTTTGATTGTAGAGCCAGATAAAAAGTTTGTTTTAAAGAATAATCAGGCACTAACATTTTCTGGAACACATCAGATTCATTGGAGAGAACCAGTTCATTTTGCTGATGATCAATATGTTGAAATGTTATTCTGTCACCTTTCAGATCCTAATGAGCCAGTAAAAAGTGACGAAGTTAATGCTTTAATCAAGTCCAAGGCAACAGAGTACAAGAAGGCTTATTTTGCTAACGGTGGTTTTACAAATGAACAATCAGACTGATCTTATTAACAAGGCTGGTAAGATGCATGAATTTCTTACTGGGTTTGATAAATATAATGTAGATGTTCCATTTTATGTAGAAAATCTTTACTCCGATGAGGATTTAGCGGAACTGCGTGAAATCTGGAATAAAAATTTAAATTTGAAGCCAATCTTGTATGGTCCAAATGAAAAACACGATGTTGATCAGCATGACCTTAATACTAGATACAGACCAAAACATATTAAAAATATGTCTAGGTTGTTGCTTGAATTTGATATGCCAAAGCATATTGAGGAAAAGTTAGATAAAATTGCCAAGCCAGTCTACAATGGTGACATTGCGTTATGCCATTATAACTATATCGAGTATAACTTAAAGTACGGAGACGGTAATGATCCAATTCTTCCACCACATTTAGATGGTGATGAAAACTTGGTTACATTAAATACTAATATCAGTTCTAACATTGATTGGGATTTGTATATAGATGGCGTAAGATATTCTTTATCTCCTGGTCAAACTATTGTATTTGCTGCCATCAATCAGGTTCACTGGAGACCAAAAAGAAAGTTTAAAGAAGGAGAATACTTGGAGATTTTAAGTATTGATTATTGCCCTATAACAAATTATAGATTTACTGGACAATTAAATCCTATCGATCCTGCTCTTTTTCCAGAAGCAAGAAGAGCACATACAGAGGCCGTGCAAAGACATCCAAAGTCAGTTGCTGCGTGGAAACAGTATGAAGAAGACCAATCAAGTATTTAAAAACTTTTATACATCAGAAGAATATAACAAACTTTCTACATATGTAGAGACTGTTGCACACCGTTCTCCGAACTATACAAGAGAGTATGAGTTAGGAAGATATTATGGTGTCATTCAAGATGTATGGAAAACAGCGGTTTGTATTGGTGGTTTCCCACAAGAACTGTTAGATAAGACAACAAGGTTTGCCGAAGAACATTTTGAGATCGATAATTTAGAAATTTTCGATATCATTCTTATTAGATATTGTAATGATTTTGGCTTTGTGCCAAAGTTAGATTTACATAAAGACGGAGGGACACTCAGAAAATATACTGTTGATTACCAGTATAATTCTAATATTGATTGGGGTATTTTGGTTGAAGATCAAGTCTTTAATTTAAAGAATAATGATGCCTTAACTTTTATCGGTACAGAGCAAAAGCACGGAAGACCTGATAGAATATTCATAGAGGATGAATATGTAGAAAACATTTTTTTTCAATTTATAGAAAAGAGAAAATAACATGAGTAATGAAACAACAATAGATATGGTCAACGGACTATCCGAAATTGCAGATTATATGGAAGATGAAGAATTGACTCAGGCATTAACCTTTATTGCCAAGGTCATACTAAAGCCAGACATTCCATTAAATGTGGCGACGGTAGAAATCGTTAGACTTCAAGCAATTGCAGCAAAAATGTCCCTAAAGGCAACATGGATGGCTAATGTAGATAAGTCTAATCGAGGCAAAAAGAATATATATTACACAGCAGCGGAATCTTTAAATAACTTAGTATCAGCACTAAAATACATTACACGATAATCTGCTATACTTATACATAATAGAAACGAGAAGCAAATGACAAAAAGTTTATTACAGCAAGTGATGTTAAAGGGTGATACTAAAAAGAAGGCAGAGGCTCATCCGATTGATCCCCAGGGTCTAGTACAGGCTATTGAAAAGGGATACACGGCACCAAGGGGTACAAAGTTTCAAACTAAGAAAACTTTTGCTCCATCTACATTGGCATATTCCCATGGAGAATGTCCACGTTATTGGTATATCGCATTTGAAGGTGCAGAGTTTGATGATAACTCTGATGCACATGGTGTAGCCAATATGACATCTGGCACGTTGTCACACGGAAGAATTCAAACAGCGATGAAAGATGCTGGAATTTTGATTGCCGATGAATTTAAGATTACCTATGTAGATCCTCCAATCTTTGGGTATGGAGATGTATTGTTAGATTGGCAAGGACAAGAATTGTTAGGTGAAATTAAAACAATGATGAATGAAGCCTTTGAATATCGAAAGGCAGCAGGTAAACCAAAGACTGGTCACCTGATTCAACTACTTATTTATATGAAGATTCTCAAGAAAAGGAATGCAGTATTTATTTATGAAAATAAAAACAATCATGAATTACTAGTCCTTCCTGTTGAGGTTAACGATTATTATGTTCGGTGGGTAGACCAAGCATTTGAGTGGATGAGAGAAGTTCGTAAGGCATGGGAAAGTAAAACCCTGCCAATTAAACATTATAGGTCCAACTCAAAGATATGTAAGACGTGTCCCGTACAACGTGCATGTGCTTCGGCTGGAGATGGAACTATAAAACTTAGTCCACTGGAGCCACTGAATGAAGAATTGCCAATGGTGTGATCACCCGTTTGAATCAAACATTAGTTATCAAATCTACTGTTCTGTAGAATGCAGAGATGCAGCAACCAAAGAAAAAATTGCTGCACGTTATTTGATCACACGAAGGCAAAAACGAGTTGGTAAAATACGTAGATGTAAATCTTGTAATGAAGAATTGTCTATTTACAACGATGAGCAATTATGTTATTTTTGCGAAGTCAATCCAAAAGAAGTAAATAAAGCGCTAAAAGAAATAAAGGATTTTTTTAAATGAGTTTAAAAGGTATTATTTCTGGCAAACCGCCACAAACTATTTGTGCAATAGATGCAAGTACAAATAGCCTTGCTTTTGCATTGTTTGATACAACACAAGAAAATTTAGGCTTTGTTGGAAAAATTACTTTTGATGGAAATAATGTTTATGAAAAAGTTATGGATGCTGGGAAAAAGGTAAAAGCCGTATTTGATTACTATGGCGGATTTGAGGCAATAGTAATTGAACATACTGTATTCATGAATAGCCCTAAGACTGCTGCAGATCTTGCATTAGTTCAAGGGGCTATTCTTGGAGCAGCAGGACAAGCAGGGACAAAAATTATTGGTAAGGTTTCGCCTATAACTTGGCAAAATTATATTGGTAATAAAAAGTTATCTAAAGATGAACAACTGTATATTAGATCTCAACACCCTGGCAAATCTGTTTCTTGGTATAAAAGTTATGAAAGAAATCTAAGAAAAGAAAGAACTATTAAGTTTATTAATACTATTTATGATAGAAGTATTGTAGATAATGATGTGGCAGATGCCTGCGGTATTGGACATTGGGCAATGAGCAATTGGAACAAGGCAATAGGAGTTGACAATTAATACTATGGCTGCTAAACTGTATACAAGTGAGGCTTGGCTTCGTAAGAGATATCTTATTGATAAAAAGACTCCACAAGAAATTGCCAAGGAGTGTGGAACTAGTATGGAAACCATTTATGTTTACCTTGCAAAGTTTGGATTAAGGAAATCAAAAAGATGAGTGATAAGTTTAACATTACAGTAGATCAAGTTAATCATCCATCTCACTATACCAGCGATCCGTCTGGAATTGAGTGCATTCAGATTACACGACATCGTAATTTTAATATTGGTAATGCATTTAAATATTTATGGAGAGCAGGCCTTAAGGATGATAAGAAGCATGTCGAAGATTTGCAAAAAGCAATTTTTTATATTCAAGATGAAATTAATAGATTGAGCGATAATGCATAAACGATCTTCTCATTTGCCAACTGAAATAGAGTTGTTTTTAGGAGACGTGAATGCGTTCGATGCTAAAGTTATTGGTCCATTTCAATCTAATTTATTAAATGCATCACAATCCATAGTCGGTGAAGATAGAGCGCATAATATCTTTTTTAAAACAAACTCATACAATTACAGGTGCGATGAATTTGTTCAAGAGCATGTAGGAAATCATATTTTGTTTTCTGGATGTTCGGTAACACATGGAATTGGCTTAGAAGAAGATGAACTTTGGTCAAAAAAAATATATAACAAAATTAAAAAAGAAAAAGAGGTTTCTGGTTATTTTAATTTAGCAGTATACGGAATGAGCACTTTAGAAATAGTTATTAATATATATAAATATATAAATTCATTTGGTAAGCCAAATTATATTTTTTTAAATATACCAGACTCATATCGATTTTATTTGCATGATATTGAAAACAATGAACTTGTTTATGCTAATTTTATTAGTACCAAACGAAACACAGAGTATGACCTTCCCAAAATACTCCCATTACTTTCATACCATTACTTGCTGATGCTAGAATCATATTGTAGAGCCAACAATATATTTTTATCTTATGTTGATTGGTCCCTAGATACAAATTTGCACTACAGCGATTTACAAAATTTACAAAGATATTTTAGCGCAGATATGGACAACTATCTTATTGAACACTTTGACAAATATAAAAATAATAAATATGCTAGTAAGGCCCGTGATGGAGTGCACCACGGCGTAGCCTTCCATGATTTTTGGACCGAAGTGCTGTATAATGATTATAGAAAGCATGAGGATAGAGTAAATGGGAACTGAAGAAGAACTTATCAAGCATCTAGATCAAGTCAATGATGTAGTAGAAGAATATTTAAAGGGCAATGATCCTACAGTTATTTCTAAGCAATTAGATATTCCTAGACAAAGAGTGGTTGCCTACATTGACGAATGGAAAAAGATGGCTTCCGACAATGCTGCAATTCGTGCAAGAGCAAAAGAAGCATTGATTGGTGCAGATACTCACTATAGCAAACTTATTTCAAAATCTTATGAGGTAATTGATGAGGCATCTATGACAAATAATCTTAGCGCAAAAACTGCTGCGATTAAATTAGTGATGGACATTGAGTCTAAACGTATCGATATGCTTCAAAAAGCGGGACTATTAGAAAACAAAGAACTAGCAGAGGAAATGCTAGAGATTGAACGTAGACAGGAAGTCTTGGTTGCAATCCTCAAAGATATCGCATCGGAATACCCAGAGATCCGTGATGAGATTATGCGTAGATTATCTTCTATTGCTAAAGAAGATGAAGTGATTACAGTGGTCAGCACAAATGTATGATGAGTTTTTAGATGCGCTGCAAGATGATGTTTTTGCTGAAAAACCAGTAGATGTCAAAACATTTGTTGAGGGTGAAGATTATTTAAATCAGCCAAAATTATCTGCCATCCAGTACGATATTGTTGAAGCAATGAGTCAAATTTATAAGCAAGAAGAATTAGAATATTTAATGGGTAGAGAGGAAGGTGCAAGACATTATAAAAAATACACAAAAAATGAAATCATCCTACAACTTGGTAAAGGTAGTGGTAAAGACTTTACTTCTACTGTGGGTTGTGCTTACACCGTTTATAAATTATTATGTCTTAAAGACCCTGCGAGATACTTCGGAAAACCTAGCGGAGACGCTATAGATATTATTAATATTGCTATTAATGCGGAGCAAGCAAAGAACGTTTTCTTTAAAGGTTTAAAGACTAAGATTGAAAAGTCAGCGTGGTTTGCTGGAAAGTATGAGCCAAAAGCAAGCAGTATTGAATTTAATAAATCGATTACAGTTTATTCTGGTCACTCAGAAAGAGAATCTCACGAGGGATTAAACCTTATTATGGCAATTCTTGATGAGATTTCTGGTTTTGCCACTGAGATTGGAACTGGAAATGATCAGGGAAAGACTGCTGATAATATCTACAAAGCATTTCGTGCTTCTGTAGATTCTCGTTTTCCTGATTTAGGAAAGGTTGCACTACTCTCTTTTCCTCGTTTTCCAGGAGACTTTATTTCACAAAAATATGAAGAGGCTATTGCAGAAAAAGAAACTATTCATAAAACACATAAATTTATTATGAATCCAGACTTACCAGAAAACCAAGAAGGAAACTACCTTGAAATTGAGTGGGATGAAGATGAAATTATTTCTTATAAATATCCTGGAGTATTTGCACTAAAGAGACCAACATGGGTAGTTAACCCAACAAGAAAAATTGATGACTTTAAGGTTTCCTTTTTTACTGACATGGGCGATGCAATGCAACGTTTTGCCTGTGTTCCTACATACATGTCAGATGCATTTTTTAAACAACGTGACAAGGTTCGTGCATCTATGACAATTAGAAATCCTTTAGATCAATTTAGAAGATTTGATGAATCATTCAAGCCTGATCCAGATAAAGTTTATTATGTTCACGCTGACCTTGCACAAAAGCATGACAAGTGTGCAGTAGCCATAGCACACGTTGATAAGTGGGTAAACATTCAAGTTATTAATAACTATGAACAAGTTGCACCTATTGTTGTAGTTGATGCGGTAGCCTGGTGGGAACCAAAGGTAGAAGGGCCTGTAGATTTATCAGAAGTAAAACAATGGATCCAAAATCTACGTAGGTTGGGATTTAATGTTGGCATGGTAACCTTTGACCGTTGGCAATCGTTTGATATTCAAAATGAATTAAAGCAAATTGGTATGCGAACAGATACCGTTTCTGTTGCCAAAAAACATTATGAGGATATGGCTATGTTAGTTTATGAAGAAAGATTAGCAATGCCTGCAGTCGAACTTCTGTTCGAAGAGTTAACAGAACTTAAAATTACCAAGAATGGTAAAAATGTAGACCACCCAAGAAAATTATCAAAGGACTTGGCCGATGCCGTTTGCGGTGCGATTTTTGGTGCTATTTCTTATACGCCTAAAAACAATCTACAAGAGGTAGAGGTTCATACTTTCAGGGATCGTCCAAAGGTCGAATTTGACACCCAGAAAGACAATGTGATACAATATAAACCTATGCCAAAAGAAGTAAAAGACTATTTGGATAGGTTCAAACTAATATAAAAAATGAAATGAGGAATGAATGAATTCATTTAAGAAGATCGCTCTTGCCATGGTTGCAGCCATGACAGTGGGCACACTTGTTGCAACACCTGCAAGTGCTGCAGTATCAACAACCCTTACGGTTGGTGGTTCGGCACCTGCAACTGCTGGTACAACAGCAGCAACTGCAATTGCACTTCCAGTTCCTGCAGATAACTCTGTAGATTCTGCAGATGCTCTTAAGATTGCATTAACTGGTTTAGATACAGGAACAGTTGTTTCTGCATCTGTAACAAATGGTAAGATCGTAACCGCTCTTGCTACAGTTGCAGCACCAGTAACTGCGTCTGCTGGTTCAACATCAGCATCAATCAGCACAGGTACAGGTACTACTGCTGATCTATATGTATTTACAACTTCGACTGCTGCAGGCACAGTTTCTGTAACAGTTGCTGGTAATACAACAGTTTACTATTTCAACGGTACAGCAGGAGCACTTAATACAATTGCTCTAGACGCTCCAACATCTGGTGCTGCTGGAACTGTTTCAACAATCAAGGTTCTTGGTTATGACGTATTTGGAAATGCTAAGGGTAATGCATCAATTAACCTTCAGTATGTTACTCCAACTGCTTCAACAACATATGCATTAACAACTGATACTGCTACAGCAACTCTTGGTACAAAGACACAGGATGTTACACTTCCTGCATCTGGTACAGTTACTCTTATTGCTACCGCTACAGTTGCTACTGCTGTAACTGGTCTTGCTGCACCACTTGGTGTTGTTGTTAAGACCGCAACAGTTCGTGATCTTGCTGCAGAACTTGCTGCTAAGAATGCAGAACTTGCTACTGCTGTAGCACAACTTGCTGCTGAAAAGGCTGCAGGTGCAAAGGCTCT